TAGTTGCGTTCTGTAAAGTAATAATCGATGGTGCACCCGCAATTGCTGAGGCGATAGGTGCAGTTCTAGTCGGATTTATGAATGTGATTATTACGTCGGTTCCAAAAATTGTAGAGACTATTATGGTGTTATTAGGAGCACTATTAGATGCTATAGTACAATTCATACCTAAACTGGTTGACGCTGGTATGAAAATACTTATAGGATTTCTAAAGGGCATATCTGATAACATTCAACAGGTTGTCGAGACTGCTATATCCATAATCGTTAACATACTTAAGGGTATTGCTAATAAACTGCCCGATGTTATTCAAGCAGGTGTTGACCTAATCATTAGTTTTATCGATGGTTTGGCTAGTGCCATAACTAATAACAAAGACAGAGCTATAACATCGATGAACAACCTTATAGGTTCGTTGCTTGATGCCGCGGTTAGTGTAATAACAAATCCGATTACGGGTATATTGTCCGTAGGAAAACATATCATCACTGGTTTAATAGAAGGTCTTGGTATGAACGTTGCGGATATTACAAAAGCCGCACAAGATGTTGGCAATAACATCCTTGGAGCCATCAAAAGCTTCTTCAGGATCAAATCACCATCACGTCTAATGAGGGACGAGGTAGGTAATTACATTGTTCAGGGTATAGCAGAAGGTATAACAAAAGATATGAGTGCTGAGGATGCAGCGACTAAGAAAGCACAGAACATTATGAGTGCTTTTAAGGACGCTCTTGCAAATATAGATCTATCTTCCAGTGCTACTGCTGTTGAGAATGAGTTATGGAATGCTACGAACAGAGACTCTGCGACCGAATCCGAGAAGTTTAATAAAGATATGGCTAAGACGGTAAAAGATATAGAGGATCAGAAGAAGAAAATAGAAATAGCGGATGCCCTCTATAACAGAATGCTTAGTGACTATGGTCCAGAAAATAAGGACACCAAGCAAGCTTATGTAGACTCTCTAAAGGAGCAGGCAACTCTTGCTAATCTCTCAAACAAACGTACCGATGCTCAAAAGGCTGAGAACGAAAGATTGATAAAGGTTAAAGAGGACTTCATTGCATCAAATGCAAATACAAACAAATTAGAAAATGAGTTATGGAATGCTCAGAATGGTAAGAACGCTTCCGAGTTAGAGAAATCTAACAGAGCATTAGATCTTGCCGCTAAGGATTTACAAACACAACAAGATAACCAAAATATAGCGGCTAATAAATATAACGAGTTGCTTGGATCTCTAGGTGCTGAAGATAGTCAGGTTAGAAATGCGTATAATAAGTTCTTGGAAGAGAAAGTGAAGACAAGTAATCTGTTAAATCAGTATCGGGACTTAAATAAAGAAAATGCCGATAGACTTAATAAGTCAAGACTTGATTATTACGATTATCTCACTAAGAACCAGAAAATGTTATCCGACATGGGCATCACTCAGGCGGAAATAGATGATGCAGCAAGAAAAGTATCAGGTTATAACCCAGATTCCGCAGTTGCACAATCAATGAAGACTAACGTTGAAGGCGCTGTTACGGACGCAATGACTACGGTTACAACCGTCTACGAGCAGAAAGCAGATCAAACATTTGTTGGACTTGTTAGTTCGTTTGGGGATTATGGCAAAACATATGCTGACGCATTAGGTACTGGTTTCTTAAGTGCATTTGACGTTGTTATGGAAAGTATTAAGCAAGCACTCAATGGATTAGAGTTAGAAATGCAAACTCGACTAAATAACATGAGCGAACAGATGAACAAAGTGTCAATAGCTAATGGCGGGTCGAGAGTTAGTCCTATTATCGACTTAACAAGCGCATCATCGAAGGCTAAGACTATTAGTGCATCTACTTCAACGGCAAAAGCACAGTCGATAAGTAAGACAGCATCGACCACTGACAAAACAAGTCAAAATGGAAGTACTTCTACGGCCGAAAAGTCCATTGTATTTCAACAATACAATAATTCTCCTAAAGCTTTAGACCGCATTGATATTTATAGGCAAACACAAAATCTATTAGCAGGGAGGACAACCTAATGATCAAATCAGTAACTGTAATGAATTACTTAGGTGAGTCTATCACCCTTGAATTGGCCAACCCGGAGGAATCTGGGTTCGCTGTTCAAAAGATAGATGGGCTTGGTCCTGTAAAGGCAAACATTAATACAACGTCCTCTGCTACGACAGATGGGGCATTGTATAACTCAGCAAGAACTAACTCACGTAACATTGTGATGTCATTGAAGTTCTTGTTCAAACCAACGATAGAGGAAGTACGTCAATTATCTTACAAATACTTCCCTGTTAAGAAACAAATCAAGTTGTTGTTCGAGACGGACATTCGTACGTGCGAGATCTATGGATATGTAGAGTCAAATGAACCAGATATATTCAGTAGTTTCTCAACTACACAAATCTCGATCATATGTCCAGATCCATATTTCTACTCGGTTGGTAAGACAACTACCATATTCTCTGGAGTGGAGTCAACATTTGAGTTCGAGTTTGAAAATAACTCTCTAGTTGACAAGACACTTGAGTTCGGTAACATACTTAACCTAACAATGCAAAACATATACTACTCTGGAGACTCAGAAATTGGAGTAGTGATCACTATGCATGCCTTTGGTGTGGCAACTAATATCACAATATACAACACTGATACGTACGAGTTAATGAAGATAGATACTGTTAAGTTAACTGCTTTAACTGGATCAGGAATTGTTGCTGGTGACGATATAATCATCTCCACTGTACAAGGAGATAAATACATCAAGCTTCTTAGGAATGGTGTCTACACTAATATCCTAAATTGTCTTGATAAGAACGTTGATTGGTTTCATCTTGTCAAAGGCGATAATGTCTTTACTTATACGGCCGAGACTGGAGTAAACAATCTACATTTCATGATCGAGAATCAAACAATATATGAGGGGGTTTAATATGGACTTATTAGTATTGGATGCTAACCTGCAAGCTATCGGTATATTTGATACTTTTGAGTCCCTCATATGGACCGATCGATACTACAAATATGGAGATTTTGAGATCTATACACAGGTTAATCCTGATGCATTGGTGGCCCTAACCGAGGACTACTTCCTTTACTTGAGGGGATCAGATCATGTTATGATTATAGAAGATTTGAAGATAGATACAAATGCCGAGACCGGTAATTACCTTACGGTCACAGGTAGATCTATGGAATCGATTCTTGATCGTAGGATTATATGGGGACAAACAACCCTTACAGGAAATCTTCAAAATGGGATACAAAAACTATTAAACGAGAATATTATAGCTCCTACAATTGCTAATCGAAAGATAGATAACTTTATATTCGAAGCATCAACCGACCCAATAATTACAGCGTTGACTATAGACGCTCAGTATAGTGGGGAAGACTTATATGAAGCTATCCAAAAGTTATGCGAGACAAATAACATTGGGTTTAAGATAACTCTTACGGCCGATAACAAGCTAAAGTTCAAGTTATATGCTGGAGTTGATAGGTCATATGATCAATTAGCTAACCCATACATTGTATTCTCCCCGAAATTTGGTAATCTAATCAATAGTAATTATACGAGGTCTAAGAAGGCACTTAAAACCATCACTCTTATTGGCGGAGAAGGTGAAGGATCGGCTCGTAAAACTGCCATAGCTGAGATACCATCTGGCGGAGGTTCTGGATTATCCAGGAGGGAAAAGTTTACGGACGCTAAGGATGTTTCTTCGGCTGTAGACGGGGCAACCCTTACTCTACCAGTATATACTACCCAACTTATTCAAAAAGGATTAGAATCCCTAGCTGAGAGTGTATCCACCAAGGCCTTTGACGGCCAGGTAGAGACTACTAGTATGTATAAGTATGGTGATGATTTCTTTATGGGGGACATTATTCAAATAGCGAACGAATACGGTCATGAAGCAAAAGCAAGGGTGGTTGAACTTATACATTCTCAAAGTTTGTCAGGTATAGATGTATATCCGACATTTATAAAAGTTTAAAGGAGGCCTTTATATGGCTGTAACATCTGGATTCTTTAATTCAGTAAATCATGATAGAAAATACAATGCTAACCAGTTCTCTACATTGTTTGAGGGTATTATCAATGATGGTGTATTTGCATCTATTGGCACTTCGCTTGTAGTTACTGCTAATGCAGGAATGAATATCAATGTTGGTGTTGGACGAGCATGGTTCAATCGTACATGGACAGATAACGACGCAATATTACCTCTAGTAGTACCTGCTGCAGAAATGGTTCTAAATAGGATTGACGCTGTAGTGGTAGAAGTGGACACATCAGATGCCGTACGTCTAAATACAATTAAGGTCGTTAAAGGTATTCCTGCATCGGTACCAGTTAATCCTGTTATGACTGAAACGGCTACAATCCATCAACATCCACTATGTTATATTTATGTTGGAGCTACAGTAACAGTTATAAATCAAGTAAATATAACAAATCTTGTAGGTACAGTAACTTGTCCGTTCATAACTGGTATATTAGAAACCATGACTATAGAAGGGGTAACCACAATGCTTGAGGCCGAATTCAATACATGGTTCGATAACCTTAAGGCTCAATTAGAAGGTAATGTAGCTACAAATCTACAAAACCAAATAAACGATATTAATGAACTTAAAACTAGTACTCCAGATGTTAAAAATATAATTTATGAGACACAAATTGGTTCTTATATGCAATTTTGTGCAAATACGAGTGCTACATCATTAAACGCCGCTTTTGGCGCTATTAACGAAAGTCTTATTGGAAATATCGGAAAACAAATGGCGATGTATGCTTGGTTTATGGGTAGAGATAAATTAGCTTATCCATATTTAAATCTAAGTACAAAAAATACTTTGGCACAAATAGTTGCTGATATACCTTTAAAAGAATCCATTGTTGTGGACTCTGTGTTGTTGACCCTAATATTAAATAGTCCATGGGCGTGTTCAGCGTTCTTTAGTTTAGCGAGTCCATTAAGTGATGCTGTTAGAACAACGATTTTATTTGACTCAACATTAAGGACTTTGGTTTTAAATAATGCTAATGCACGTACAGTATTATTTGGACAGTCTAGACCGATTATAGTATATGATAAAGGTGATGAGAAATTAACCATAACCAATGGATATACTGCAGGAGGTAATTATGGAGGTACAGGCACAAAAATGGCAACGCAATTCTTATTGACGGGGGCGTCAAGTGGAGGAAGTGGTGCTATGTCAACTACTTTGAAATTCTTATTGCCAAATATAAATAGATGTGTTATGAATTTAATTGAGAACAATAGTTCTAGTAACTATTTTAATTTATTGGCAACTCAACAATCTGCAGCCACAATGGGCTTATTAATAACTACAGGTTTACGAACTATTACAATGGGAACAACAAGTGTGGATTTAAGCTTCATGACGCAAGGGTCCGGGGGTAGACTAGCTCTTGATTATGTTGCATTCTATTGCGCGTAGGAGGATAAAATATGTTAACAATGGAACAACGACTTGAACAGCAGTTAACCGCACAAGAACTTATTTTGATAGAGCAGGGACAGGTTCAAACAGATCAAGAACTGACTCTAATCGAACAAGGTCAAATGCAGACTGACTTAGAATTACAAATCATTGAGTTAGGAGGTGCCGTATGAGCAAAATTGAGAAAATAAAAGACCGTTATGAGAAAGGCTTCATAACTCCTGAGCAATTGCAAAAATATGTTGACCTACAGGTGATTACTCCTGAGCAGTTCACTGAAATAACAGTAATACCGGAGGTAGTTGTAGAGACCCCAATAGAAGCGCCGCAAGAAGAACCAATCAACTAATAGAGAGAAGGTTGACGTAAAATGGATTTGGTAATGATACAAGAGATAATTAAAGGGTCAAGTTCACCCTTATTATCAGCGGCTATTATTTATGCAGCTAAAAAAATAAGTAAAACATACTCTGATAGTAAAAAAGATTGTGCATGGCATAAAGAGCAAACCATAACACAAAACTTTGCTTTGGATGCTGTTCTTGATTACATAGAAAGAGATGCAGTAAGACATGATATAGCGCTTAACGGTCGTTTTGCTCGCGCACGAAAACATATTGATGGAAATATGGAAAAAATAGAGAAAGGAGAAAATTAATATGCCAAATAAGATTACACTAGCGTGGTTCGTAGCCGCGCTTACACGTGCAGTAAAAACATCAGCTCAAACGATGCTTGGAATGTTTACAGTAGGTAGTGCTATTAACGAGATCAGTTGGTCTCGTATAGTATCTATCTCATTGGTGGCAGGTCTATTCTCAGTTCTTACTAGTATAGTTACTGGTCTGCCAGAAGCTGTTACGGACGGGACATTGAAAGTAGATCCAAGCAATCCTGAGAAAGATGTTTACAAATTTGAGTTCAACGATGAGCTTGAGAATCTTGCTAAGAAGAAAACTGTTACGTTTATAGTTGATTCCACATCAACCAACTCCTAGTCACTCGCAATTAAAACACGCCTTATAATGAAAGAAATTTGAGAGGAGAAGGCGAAATGATATTTAAGCCAAAAAAGACAGACAGTTTGACGAAAGAAATGGAATCAATAGTAACAAAGATGTCACAATTAGAACCGAACACAGATGAATACACTGCGATGGCGAAGAACCTAGCTACACTTTACGATGCAAAAAGTAAAGTAAAAGATCGAAAGATTAGCTGGGATCCGATAGTCACAGGTGCATTTAGCTTGTTAGGCATACTGATAATTGTGCTACATGAAGATGTTAACGTGATAACAAGTAAGGCACTGGGGTTAGTCGTAAAAGGGCGTGTGTAACAACACGCCTTCCCCTTTTCGCATAATTTACAACCCATCTTAAATTTTCCTCGCATATTTTACACGGACTATAATGAAATTAAATTATTAACAATTGAAGAATTGATAGTTATCAAATCAGAATATACAATGAAGGCATGCGAAGAAGACGGCAAGAATAAGAGAACAAACACAATCTTGTGGTACGCTTCACATGCAATATTGATATATAATAGATTTGGTACGACATCAAAGATCGAAAAAGACGTTAAAGAATTTAAACAAACAGTTGGTGAATTAGTACTTAATTTCAAAGAATTAAAGAATGAAGCTTAGGCTTCTTTCTTTTCGCATTTAAAACATAGCCTCTAATAGAAATTAAAGGAGGAGATAATATGAAAAAGACTTTTGAAGAAAAATCAGAAAGTGTCGTTTTATTACTATGTCTGGGAGCATCGCTATTTGTAGCGGGTTACTTGGTAGGAAGATTTACGGCAATATCAGATTTACAAAAAGGATATTTGAATTGTTTTATACCGAAAAATTAAAGACGGAAGCTTAGGCTTCTTTCTTTTCGCATTTAAAACATTGCCTATAATAGAACTATATTTTAAAAGGAGGTTTTAAAATGTTTTGGGATATTATAGAAAGTAGAGAAGCAATGATCGTAGGATTGTTGTGGTTAATACCATTACTAATAGTAGGACTTACATGGGCAAACAAAGATGAAGAAATAGAGTTAGAAGAGGAAGCATAGGCTTTCTTTTTATTAAATTTATGGAGGTATTACAAATGAAAATATCAGATTTTTACACCTTATGTGACGAACAATTAAAAACTTGTAGAGAAATATTAATGCAAAAAAATAAGGAATATTCAACTGATGATAGATTACATACTTTTAAAATGGCAGCAGTATTACAAAACATTAGCACACGTAAAGCAATTATTGGTATGATGGATAAGCATGTTGTATCTATACACTCTATGTGCTCCGGTAATGAGGAGTATACCCTTGATATATGGGAGGAAAAGATTACTGATAACATCAATTATTTAATACTTTTACGTGCTGTAGTATCAGAAGAAATGCAAAACCAAAAATCAAATATAGTCATTACCGATGATAATCATGTAAGAGATTATATGAAAAAGATAGAGGAGGAAGCTTAGGCTTCTTTCTTTTCGCATTGTTTACAACCCCTATAATAGAATAAAAATTATTAGGAGGATTTATATTATGAACAAAAGTGAAAAAGCATTATTGGTTATTGTAGGTTTAGGAGTAGTAACTAGTTTGGCAATACTTGTAAAAGGGTATGGACAAATGAGATATTACGATGGACGTATCAGTAAGTATAATGAATTGAAACCAGTTTTGGAAGGAATGCAGATGATACTTAATAAAAACAAAAAAGAAGAATTGACTAATCAAGGACGTGAAGAATTATTCTCAGAAGTAGAACGTATCATGGGAATAAGGAAAAACGAAGAAGCTTAGGCTTTCTTCTTTATTTCGCGTCAATTACACCACCTATAATAGAATCATATTTTAAGGAGGAAATTAAAATGTCAGATGATAAAATTGTAAAAATTGCAGCAGTAACGATTGTTGCGGTAATAGCTATACCTATATTGGTAAAGACAGCTGTTATCGTGGGAAGCGCGACTTATTGCGGAATTACAAATGCAATCAACACGGCGAAATATAAAAAGAAAATTAAAAAAGGTTTAAAAGATGGAAGCATAGTAGAACGCGATGGCCAATACTTCGAAGTAGAAGTTACAGACATTGAGGAAGCTTAGGCTTCTTCTTTTTGCTAACCATATGATTAAAGGAGGTGAATAAAATGAGCATTATTAACAAGGAAGCGCGTATGGCAGATCTAATTGACATTCTGTATGATGCTAGAAGTAAATATTATTCTGGCGAAGAGGAGTCGCCTATTACGGACGCTCAATATGATAGATATTTAGTAGAGTTAGCAAATCTAGAAGAGGAAACACATACTCGCTTGTACGAATCCCCAACGACAAAAGTTGGTTTTGAAGAACTAGAAGGCGGTAGAATAAAACATTATATGTCCATTCTTTCGTTAAAAGATACTAAGAATATAGACGATTTGTTATATTTCCTTGGCGAACGAGAAGGAGTATTATCATGGAAACTTGATGGTATGTCTATTGTTTTGTATTACTTGGATGGTATATTGCAAAGAGCTGTAAGTCGTGGTGACGGTCATTATGGTAAAGATATCACGAGAAATGTTATACTTATGCGCAATGTACCGAAGACCATAAATATGAAATCCATGAAGGGCGAAGTAATTATACGTGGAGAAGGCTGTCTATCTATTAATGAATTTGCCCATATTAAGAAAACTCAAGAGGGAGAACGATTCAGCAACCCTCGTAATATGGCCGCAGGGCTTATAAATGCTACTAAAACTTCATCAACCTTATTAAGGCATTTATCCTTTGTTGCTCATTCTGTCATATTGTTACAAGGATTACCATGGCATACAACACAAAGAACAGAGGAATTGGCTCACCTAAGAGATTTCGGTTTTAATGTAGTTCCATATTCTAAGGTATTAAATTTTGAATTAAAACATCTGATTGAGCATTATACGAACGAAGTAGAAAACTTTGAATTTCCTGTGGATGGGCTCGTGTTGACTCTAAACGATATAGAATATGGCAGCTCTCTAGGTGCTACAGCCAGATTCCCTAAGCATAGCATGGCTTTTAAGTGGCCCGATATATCTGCTTTAACTACTGTTATTGGTATGAAATGGAGTGTTAGTGGCACAGGATTGATAACACCTGTTGTATTGTTCGACCCCGTGCAACTTGAAGGGACAATAGTTAAACAAGCAAACTTACATTCATTGAGGATATTCGAAGGATTGGGTATAGGCATAGGCGATAGTTTAGATGTATTCAAGGCCAATAAGATAGTCCCCGAAGTTAAGGAGAACTTGACAAGATCGGGAACTGAGAAATATCCACGTAAATGCCCATTTTGTGGAGAAGATACAACAGTAATAGATGGTGATAAGACAAGAAAATTATATTGCTATAATTGTGCCGATCGATAATTCGCGAAAATTACACATTATATAATGAAGAGAAACATTGTAGTGATACGAATGTAGGTACCGTCCAGTTTGCGAATTGGATACCGAGAGGTAAGGAAGGTCCCCGCAATGTTTAATAAGAGGTAGTTCGACACTCACCGACATCTCTTCATATTTTTATTTCTTGAAAGGAGAAATAGTAATGTTCACTATGACCAAATGGCAAGGACGAATCTACAAAGATGTAGATGGTAAGTTGTATTTTATGACTAAAAATAAAGTTGTTGAATACAAAAATTGCACTAAAGAAACATTCGTATTTACACCTATCGATAAATTGTCAAAGGAGGAGTATGACGAGTTTCTTAAAGATTCACAATACCCAGGTTATTAAACTACAAAAGATTAAATCTTGAAGGGAGTCACAAATGAAAAGTTTTAGTGAAGGTAATGGATTAACTCAAGCAGCAAAAAACCTCGGGGGTGTAATTTCTCAAAATAGTCCGACAATTCTCACCGGAATTGCTGTTGCTGGGCTTGTAGGTACGGTTGTGTTTGCGGTTAAAGCAACTCCAAAGGCACTATCTATTATGGATCAGGAGTTGGATAACAGAGGGTATTATAATGATAGTCTACCCGATATGATATTGCCTGATTTGACGAAGATGGAGATTATTAAATTAACATGGAAATGTTATATCCCGGCAGTATCAATGGGCATCATAACCATAGCATGTATCATAAGTGCGAATAATATCTCGTTGAGACGTAACGCCGCACTAGCTAGTCTATATGGTTTGACAGAGGCAGCGTTTAAGGAATACCAGTCAAAGGTAGTAGAAACTATAGGTAAAAATAAAGAACTAAAGGTTAGGGATGACATATCTGCTGACCGTGTGAAAAATAACCCAATTAGTAAAAATGAGGTCGTATTTACAGGAAAGGGTAGTGTGATATGTTATGATAGTCTGTCTGGTAGATACTTTAAGAATGATATTGAGCAGATAAGACGTGTAGTAAATGACCTTAATCATTCTTTAATGAATGATGGATTTATGACCCTAAATGAACTATATTATGGACTTGGTTTATCTGCAAATAAGCTTGGCGACGAAATGGGTTGGGATCTTGATAAGGGTTTAGTTGAGATATCGTTTAGTACACAATTAACCGGGGACAACGAACCTTGCATAGTTTTAAACTATGATGTTGTGCCTAAATTTAGGAGGTAGCTAATATGCCAGAAATTATAGAAACTGTAGAGCTCACAAGAGAAGAACAAGACGTCATCATAGCAATATCTAAAAGGGTTGGATGCGACAGGGATGGGGATATCCTGTCCTTCTTTGTAAAAGAGGATGAGGGAATTTCAAGTCTTATTCCTAGGAGATCAATGACCATTCCGTCCTTCGAACCACCAAGAAAATAGCTCGCAAGAATTACATATGCTATAATAGAAATAAAAATACTATATGAAAAGAGGAAATCATCATGGACGAAAAGAAAGGTACATTGGTTGAATTCATTAAAGGAAACAAAGGTAAAATCATTAAAGGAGCATTAATTGTTGTAGGCGTGGTAGCGGGGATTGTAATAATCAGAAAGCTATCTAGCGGAGGCGATGAGCTATTAGATGTGATGGACACTTTGTCACCAGGTGAAGCAATCATGGACGGACTTGGAAACATTGGCGAAGTCGCTGAGAACATAATACGATAGAACTATAGTGGAGACATTTAAGAAATTAAGTGTCTCTTCTTATTTTTACTTTAAGGAGACAAAAATATGATAAGATACAAAAGCCAAAAAGAAAGAGAAAAAAGGGAACTTCGTATGCACTATATATGGGCATTCGTATTGATAATACTCATAGCCACCATATTAAACCAGTGTGCAATACATAAAAATACCGAGGTCATTGCAACCCCTATGACCGTCGAATTAACACATGCGGATATTGAGGATGTCATACCTGTTACGGACGTACGGCATGAGGAACATGAAAAGCTCCAATACGGATTCACCGAGAAGGAAATATATCTACTTGCTCAGTTGCTATGTGGAAGTAAGAATATTGATGGCGATGGAGAGTATGACTTTGATTTTATGAACGAAATTGATTATGGAGAAGTTGGAAAAGTGCTTGGTGTTATTATGAATCGTATTGATTCTGGTAAGTTTCCAGATAATGTAAAAGACGTTGTACTTGCAAGGAATCAGTTCCCAAATACAATGCCTAGAAATATAACAAAAACACCATCAGATAAGGCTTTAAAAATCGTTAGAGAGTGGTGCGGGGCATATGATCATTATGCTCCAGGAATACAATCTATACCAAGAAATCATATATATTTTAATGGTAATGGTAAGACAAATACCACAAGGTCTTGATTTCGCGGATAAAACACACTCTATAATAGAATCTAAAATTGAGAGGAGAATTATTATGAGTAAAGCATTAAAAGTGGTAAAGATAACAGGAGCAATAGTTATATCAATAGGTATAGGTGCAGTTGCTGGTAATCTGATTAAAGTAACAACCCTTGAAGGTACAAAAAAAATAGGAAAAATTTGTATTGCAGTGGGAAGTTTCTTTGTAGCGGGATTAGCAGCAGATGCGGCGAGTACTAAGTTTGAGAACACTATAGACCGAGTTGTAAAAACCATAAATGTATGGACAGCAGATAAAGAGAACAAAGAAGATTTAAAGACGGAAGCTTAGGCTTCTTTCTTTTATTTAAACATCTCTTGAAAGGAGATATTATGTTTGTAAAAATGAAACCAGTTTGCGATTGTGGATTTGTTTTAAACGAGCTTATAATTGGATATGCTAACGATGAGCTTCTTATACAGCCAGTAAGTAATGCAAAGATGGCATTCCCTAGGGTTGTTAAGTGTCATCCGGATGTTTGTCCTAGTTGTGGGGAGAAAATAGAAGGTGTAAAGTATCAAGTTCCAGACCTATTAATAAGATATTTGTATATAATGGACAAAAATATACGGAGGCGGAGAAACATGAAAATAAATAAAGGGTTTATATTTAGTGTGGCACTCGATGACGATGGCACTGGCGTGTTGGTTGTTGGCGAACAGATAGATGGTAAAACAGAAGTTATAAATGCGTTTGAAGGAAAAGAAGCTTGGGATCTGTTTAACAAATTAACTATTAAAGAGGAGGAAAAGAAAATATGAAAGTCAAGATAAACGAGTTTGGTATTGTTGCTGGTGCATGTGTTGTAGGCATTTGTATAGGATCTTATATCCAGCAGAAAAGGGATATAAGAGTATTCAAAAAGGTCACTAAAGAGTTAAGTAAAGATGTAATAAATGAATTAGATAAAATTTTTAAAGATCCTATTGGAAAGCCAGCAAATGTTGATGATGCAGTATGCTGTGCAGTGGAAAGATTGAAAAAGGAAAAAAATCCAGCACCAACAGAAATAATATTTGATACCTTGGCCGATGCGGAGAAAGTACTAAATCAATTATTAAGTCTAATTGAAAATTATGGTCATGCATCTTTGCTGGACCTTTATGATTTGATTGGTCATTATAATTGTTTTAATCCTTTTAACTTCAGAGACGATAAACGTGGTTGGAAAAGTTTATTTGGAGTAGAAATTAATAAAGTAAAAAAAGGTTATGCTATAGTATTTCCTAAGCTTGTGGAATTGAAAGGGGAATAACTATGAGCGCCTTTGATATTACGAAAATTAGCAAAGAAGATCTTTTTGATCTTATGACTGAATATGATAGTTACATTTATAATGATGGAGAACCTTGGAGTCCAGATCGTCAACCAGTTGGATTATTTGAATTCTATAATAATGAATATCAAGAGATAATAAAAACGACGTCAAAGAAAGTTGTTATTTGGTTAGAGGAAATAATTGCGGCTATGTCTGCTACTGCTCAAACCATCAGCTTTGAATCTCGGTTAAAACATGAGAGATTAGATTGTCCACAAGAAAAATATGGCTTCTACCTAAGAATGCCAGATGACACTGAATTTGCTGTTACTATTACTGCGAAAGGAGAATCACTATGCGAAAATACGGATTGCTAGCATTCTTGTTTGATGTATTTATGTTTGCTATAACAAGTGGGCTTTGGCTTATTTGGATATTCATAAGAGAAATGCGTAGGCGCTAAAAATAGAGAGGAGGGCATACAATGAGGAACGACGATCAAGAAAAGAAATTATTGAAGGACAATTTCCCATCAAACTCAAAAATGACTCGTAATGAGCCAGAAAAAGAGAAATGCGAAGAACGAAAAGTTGAAAAAGTTGTAACTGGATTGGTTAAAAAACAAAAGAGATCTTTCTCTAAGAAACTTGCGGAGACCTTTCTCGAGGATAATACCACAAGTGTTGGTAATTATATATTCCATGATGTACTCATACCAGCTGCTAAGTCTATGATTTGCGATATGGTTGGTTGGGGTGGATTTGCTGAGATATTACTATTCGGCGAAAAACGTGGGCGCAATACCAGAAGAGATGGTAACAGATCGTTCACAAGTTATGGGTCATATTATGGTGGGCAATCAAATAGAGACTCTGGTAGGGATAGAGATACTAGAGACTCTGGTAGGGATAGAGGTTCAAGAGATATATCTAAACAAGGACGCGCTAGGCATGATTTTGATGAGATTGTATTGGATAATCGTGGCGAAGCAGAGGAAGTATTATCTCAATTAGTTGATTTAACAATTGATTATGGTATGGCTAGTGTGGCGGATCTATATAGTCTTGTTGGTATTACGGGCAACTTTGCAGATGATAAATATGGTTGGTACGAATTACGTACTGCTAATGTCAGTCGAGTACGTGGTGGATATCTGATTAACCTTCCACGAACGCAACCATTAGATTAAGGAGATGGTCTTATGTTAAGAGGTATGTATGGTGGATATATGGAGCCCATATTTCCATTCCTGTTTAAAAAATATACATCAAAAGCAAAAAATGGTGTTATACACCAGGAAACTTGTCCTGAATGTGGAAAAACATTATGTAACTTATATTATCGTAACGACACATGGAGATGTAAAAAGTGTTGCGATAAAGCTGTTCAATCTACACCGACCAAAAATGGTACAGTTACAAAATTGGAGACGAGGCAAGGAGACAATGGTCCTTATGGAAATTGTCCATATTGTGGTGAGCACAATTCGTCTTGTACTTCCATTGAAGATGAATTTGAAGTGACCTATAATATACAGGATTACGAAATATTTAATAAAACTGAAAAATATTTAGGCACCAAATATCATTATCCTAATTGTGTTGCATGTGGGAGAGATTTAACTCCCATAGTGGAGGATTAGTATGGAACCTATTCAAAGATATCAACTTACAATTGGTGTGATTGGACGGTCGCCAAGGATTATAATGGAACAGGCATTCAAATTGATTAAAGAAATGGAGAATGAGGAGCTCGTAGTAAAGAGCTCTTTATACTCTGGCGAACTTTATTATAGTGATAGTTCTCGTTATAGAATGCTTCATGACCAAAATAAATTTGCTGGGTCACGTCTAGATCAAATTATAATTTGCGACGACAAGCGTTGGAATGTTTATGACGAAAAACAGGAGCTTATAGAATGTGCTAAGTATATATTATCAAAATACTCTTGTGTTCCTGAAGAGTTTCAAATTATTAATTTAGAATTACCTTAAAGGAGGAAATATCATGGAATCTTTTAACACGTTTAATCTTGGAGACGCAGTTATAAGCAAATTAGGTATAGCTGGCATAATTGATAGATTTATTGTTCCTGTAGGAGAAGACGAAGAGTATATTGTAGTCAAGAATCCTGAGACTGGGAACGAATATCAAGCACCAACAAGAAATTGGAGTTTATGCGTTGACGGCTTAAAAACAGACTTTACGGCTATAAACAATAAGATATTTAGACCGGAGTTCATGAATCAATCGTTCAATACTCCATTATGTTCTATTTGTGGCGCTCGTGTAATATTAGGGCATAAACTTTGTGTTGATTGTGAGGATGCCGACCGAATATATGCACAAAGTAAAACAATGAGTCCTTCCAATATGATGAGCAATGTCATGTCTGTATATGATACGAAAGGAGATATTAAAATGTGCACATTTAATTTATTGATAATGTTCAACAATCCGAATATGATTTTGAAAAATAAGATTATAGAAGGGGTCTCGAATTATGGTTTAGATGCTGATGGAAGAGTATTTTGGTATATTAAGAACGGACATAAAAGCTATGCAACTGTTGATTGCGTTAAATTCTTTGGTAGAGAATTTGATTTTTCTAATGCAAAGGAGATAAAAACTGATGATTAGTAGATTTCTTGAGACAATAGGTTTAAAAGAACAAAGAAAAGATGATTGGAAAAAGGCAAATCCTATCATGTTCGGAGACATAGGAATGTTAGATTTAGGGTTAACATACGAAGGAAGAAGGGATAATCGAATGAACAACACATGTATTTGCTGTGGCGGGTTGGTGCCCGAGGGAAAACAAGTCTGCCCAAATTGTGAACAAGCTCCTAAGGTGAACGAACGTTTTATAATTGGCATAGATATAAATGGGCCAGAAGATGAGGCATGCATAGTAGTTTGTAAACGATCAGGTCGTGGGACAGTGTTTGTCAACAAGATAACCGGAACTAAAGCAAGGGATCTTTATGAGATTCTAAAGGGTGATGAAAATGAAAAATCTTTTACTTAAATTTCTACGCTTCATATTTGGAGTTCGTAGCCCTAGCAAAGAGTGGTTAAAAGCGATGAAAGGTGATAAAAATAGCAAATTTATTACCTTTAAAGAAGCTTATGAAGAGGCGGTTGGAATGTCTATTGACCCTATCTTCTTTATCATTAAGAATATTGATCCATATGAGAAATTTGACCCCATGCATGATAAATTACGTTTAAAGCCAATTGTTAGTCATTATGGTGATTGGTTAGTGTATCATTCCTACGACTTCAAGTTTAAATGTTATGTGCTGAAAAGAGATACATATGGACTGGAATGATATAGGCAAATGTATATACTGGCTTATAGTTGTCGCTATAGCCACCGATTCATTAATCACAAAAAAGAAAGAGCCTATGAGTGTAGTATTTCAACTTTGGGCTTCGGTTCTATGTTTTATGCTTTTTACAATGGTCCAATCAATAAAATAAATTATCTCTTGAAAGGAGAAACCGATGTTTAAAAAGATTAAAAAAGCAATAAAGACTTTTATACTTCGAATAGGATATTCTAATTGCTACACCGAGCATGAATACACTGGATTTGCATCGATGGGTCTTTGTAGTGGTATATACGATGAAAAAACTGGTTATAAATGGATAACCGCTAAATGTGCAGCATGCCCATATTTTGCAGATCCTACTGGCATTGTTGAATATACAAAAAAAGATGTAGAACTTACAACAAAGGCATGGAATGCTATAAACGAAAAAAAGATGTAGAACTTACAGCAAAGGAATGGAATGCTATAAACGAAAAACAAATCGAAGAAGCACATATGTTCTTAAAAGAAGTTGATGCATCTCTTATTATACCAAAGGAGGAATTATAATGTCACTAATTAAAATTGAACTTGTCGATGCACAAACAGGAAAAAGACCTAATGAATATAGACATGTTGTCTCGGACGTTGATTTAAAGTCCAAAGAAATTGTTCGAGCAGAATTGCTACAAGCCATAGATATATTTCTAGATGGATGTCCAATTGAAAAGGTGCCTCAACGTTCTGGACAATATCCTTGGGGCGATGAAAGACAAGTGGCTATTAATTATGGTAAAACTGTTGAGCCTGATGAGTATATCAACAATTACGGACGGTATGTGATTGACTTTGCAAGGAATAACGGCATATCTATAGAAGAGGCTTATGCTCACCCAACAGTTAAGGCACGTTTTGATGTCTTTAGCTCCACGGGTTATTAGGAGGTGATGTTAATGTCTAGTTTAGCCGATCAATATTTGTCAGAGGTGTCTATTAGAAAAAGAAATTTAGAGACTAAACAACAAATACAAGCTGCCGAGAATAAAAAAGAGCATGAAATGTTAATGCTTTGGGAGAGCTCCTTGGAAAAGATAAAGGAGAAGAGCGATGAAAAAAAGGCATAGGCATCTTAGAGATATCAAAAAGCGCAAATATATTAGAAGTGGTGGATGGGAAGATCATATTGACAAGGAATGGATATCCTCAAAAATAGATGGGCATGGTGGTAGTTATGGATTTACGACTACTACCGGTCCTGTCCAGATTGATTATATAGGAAGTACCTCCAAATGGAAAGTGTTTGGATATAATATTACTCTATATTTAAGGTGGATAAAAAGAAGTCTAAAAGCCAGATTCAAACGTAAGATAAAAAGCCCATATGAAAGGTGGTAATTAAAAATGGAAAGAGCATGTAATAAATGTTTACACAGACATAATATAGATACTTGTCCTCCATCTAAATATTGTTATGACACGACGCGAAGAGCTTACTTTATACCAAAAAAGAAGCCTTTAAAGACACGGATGGCTAATATGCTAGAAGACCATATAACGATTGGTAAGCTAACCATATTTGGGGATAATGCGATGCACTTTGGTTGTCACTATTGGACAAAGAAGTTTGGTTATATTTGTTGGAGATTACCATTACCTTGTGGTATTGCTGATGTAATAAGATATGGTAAAAAACATCAAAAAATATATTGGAAACCGTTATATTTCTGGATAAGTAGGAATGCTACTCCTTGGGCTTCCGTATTCTTTATCGGCAAAAAGGCAAATCCAAAAGAATGGGCACTATCAAGAGTTAGGAAAGTAGCCTTTGGCTGGAATTATGATTCGGATAACCCAGAACACTACGAACGACTGTTAAAGATACGTAATATACTATGAGACATGTCGATAGTGTGGCAAGCATGTGTTATGGAATGATGATAAAAAACTCTCTTGAAAGGAGAAAAAATATGAAAGTAATAATTGTAAAGACAAAGACTATATTAAAACCAGAAGCAATAGCAAAACTTGAGGAACTTATGGCTATATCACTAGATAGAGGCCTAATCGTATTAGATGGCAACTACGAATATGAGGTTGTAGAATTGGATAAGATGTATTATGATTCGAGTAAACTATTACGCTCACTTGAAATCTTCCCAGACAAAGGATTAGAATCAGTTGCGGGAAAGTGGATATGGAACTTTCCATCAGATTTAAAGAGTGGAGACCCTTATTCATGTATACTGTATAAAGGACCTTCTGTAGTGGAAGCAAAAGCAACATATGATTTCCTTGACAAAAATAAGAAGAATGAAACTCCAATTATGTTAGGAGATACTGAATTCGGCGTGTTAATAACCGATTTAAATATGCTTGAAAATTATCTAACAACATTTGACGGTCATGATTACTCCGTATCATTCTCAGGAGTGTTGGTATAATGTGTGAAGGAAGGACTGGTCCTTTTGGAGAAAATCCTCATAATATGTGTATATATTATGAGCCTAGTATAAATAGGTTCGTTGGCGAGATGGGCGAAATAATTTATAATATTCATAAATATGTGACTCCGTCTCAAATAGCACTATTTACAAGTAAAAAAGAATGTATGGCATTTGTAGATGCTAGTACACATTCATATATTGTTGAGTTGATTTATCCTGATCCATACGAGAATAAAATAGACTCTTGAAAGGAGTTTACTAATGAAAAGAATTTATTGGACATGTCCTGTATGTAACGGTAATTTTGATTATGGTGAGAAATGTGATTGTGGTGAGACTATTCAGGAAACCCCTGGAGTAGCTGAGTGTTTAGATCCAGTCGAAGAAGTTAAAAATGAAAAAGAGAAATCTATTGAGTCCCTTATTACTGCCGTAGAAAATATGAGAATATCTTTTGATAATTACAGGAAAGCCATGAACGAAAGTATTACAGCTTTTAATAAGGCCATTAAAGAAGCTGGGGAGAATGCTGATGGCTAGACGGATCAACATTGGTGATAAGGTTGTATGTTGTGTAAGCGGGGTAGTAGGTAAAATACTAAAGTTTTATACCCCAAATTCTTGCGAAGAACAAACCTTAATTGAGACCTTGGACGGGCGTAAATATCATGCGCCCACAAGGCTTTTCAATAAGATGACAGTATTATCTACACCTGGATATACAGTGCCAAGTGAGATATTGACCCCATATGGTCAACTTGTAATACGGTTTTCTAAGAGTCATGGAGTTACATACGAGGAAGCACTTAGACATAATATATGTAAAGCTAGAATACAAATATTCAAAGAAATGGGCATATAGGAGGAAAAAATGTATTATGTGAATCTGTTAGTTGCTGTTATGAAATATGTAGAAAATTTACATGACAATGAAATACCAGTATGTAATGAACTTTTAAAATTAAGGGAGGAACAAAAAATGGGTAATAAATTATTCTTTTGGGTATGTCCGGTATGTGGAAATAAAGACTACAACATGAGTAACATGTGGCTTGCGCCTAGATCATCCATGACGGAAGACGAGATACGTTCAATATTAGTTGCTATAAATTCTGTTTATGGGTTACCAAAAAGTAAAAATATTGAAGAGTTCGCGGTTGAACTCACATTAGATTATGACGGAGATGAGCAGCCACTTATTAATTGGGATAAGGTTAAGGACAATAAAATTAAAACTTTTTATATATGTGATAGAAAAGCCTGTGAAGATTGTAGTTACGATTGTCATCACACAAGCGATATCACACACGCAATCAACTTCGAGAAGAGTTTTAATGGAGTGGATTACCGTGAGAAGGAGGATAAAGATGGATCTGAAAGATAAAGAACCAGAGATGCAAGACGAAGTAAAGTTTAAAGGTAAGAACTCCGATAAAACAGGTACAGTCATTGCTAAATATCCTCTCGGAAATGGAAATATTGTTCTGGATATTCGTCTTACCGAGGAGAAGATATATTATGCTTCGCCTGTCGGCAACTGGGAAGTTACAAAAGCGTGTGACGAGTAATGAAATACCTTGTAGGGCTTCATATTATATATTTTATGATATTAGTAATGTTTCTCGTGCTCTGGTACTGGCCTAAATAGTAATTCGCGGCGAATACACAGTATATAATGAGGAGTAAAATTTATTAGGAAGTCACGTTCGATTCGTGAACCACATATCTGTGGATTGGAGAAAGATTACTCTTCATATTTTTTATTTCTTGAAAGGAGATAAACTAATGGATGAAGCTCAAAAGAAAAAAATGTCCAAATTGTTACTCATCGGAGGAGCAATAATAGCAATAACCTGGATTTATAACAAAGGGCGTAATGATCAGCTCTTAAAAATCTGCAACAAGGCAACAGTATTAGTAATAAAAACACGTTTCGAAAAATAAATAATAAAAAGGGGATAATTAGTTATGAAAATCACAAATGTAATTAGTAGTTTATCAAAACTAACAGGTCGTACTGGCCTAGTAGTGCAAAAAAATAGTCCTGAAATATTATTGGTTGTTGGTGTAGTGGGGACAATCGCATCCACTGTATTAGCTTGTCGTGCAACTTTAAAGGTTGAGTCTGTTCTTGATGCTCATAAAGAAAAGACAGATAAAATAAACGAATGTTGGGATAAAGTACAAAATGGCGAAATATCTACTGGCGAGTATTCACAAAACGATCATAAAAAAGATTTAACAATAATGTATGGAAAAACAAGCCTTGAATTTATTAAGCTTTATGGTCCTGCTTTCACCCTTGGCGTAGCATCTATTGCTTGTATTATTGGAGCACATGGTATAATGAAAACACGTAATGTTGCGCTTATGGCTGCATATAAAGCTGTTGAAGAAAGCTTTACAGCATATCGCAAACGTGTCATCGAAGAACATGGCGAAGATGTGGATTACATGTATAAAAATGGCTTAAGAAGTGAAGTTGTAACCGAAACAGAAGTTGACGCTGATGGCAAATCACATAAAGTGAAAAAAACAAATGTGGTTCAAGATCCAGGCATGCCAAGCATGTATGCTAGATTTTATGATGAGTCATGCGCTAGATGGTCTCCAAACGCCGAATATAATCTAATGTTCCTAAGATCTCAGCAGAATTATCACAATGAGATGCTTAAGGTTAGAGGCCATGTATTCCTAAATGAGGTGTATGATGCTCTTGGTATTGACAGAACTAAACCTGGCTCAGTAGTAGGTTGGGTGCTTGGCGATGGGGATAATTATATAGATTTTGGCATATTTGATGGAAACAGAGAGAGGGCTAGAGCTTTTGTTAACGGCCAAGAACGTAACATATTGCTTGACTTCAATGTTGACGGTGTGATTAACGATCTTATATAATAGATAATAGGAGGAGCCAATGATTTTATATTTCTGGTGGGATGAAGAAAATAACATGTTTTATGATGAATGTGGTCAACTTGTTAGTAATATTTTTGAAATGGTAACTCCTAATGATCTTTTCTTATTCATGAATGATCCTGGGCATTGTATATTTCCTCACCGAGATAGTAAGGACATATCATGTGAGTTTGTTACTGATGAGAACATGAAAGACATTTTGAATTATTATGCTTATAGAAAAATCTCTTGAAAGGAGAATGAATATGGCGCATGCTTTTTATCGCGGGCATCCAATCATTTTTGTAAATAATATATGGGTGTATGAGGATAATAACGTATCAATTGATAAAGAAGAAAGATCATGTATTAGATGTGGAAAGGCTCCTACAAAAGAAGGATATGATGCTTGTCTTGGTCATATTCTTAATGCAACTTCGGCTTGCTGTGGGCATGGAGTAGAAGCGCCTTATGTTTTGAAAGGGG